CTTCGGTCAGCAAAAACCGGTTTGGTATCACGGAGCCGATTACGGTTTCGCCCGGCGTTAACCCGCTTACGCCGTTTATTCCGTCTTTGAGGAGCTAAAAACATGTCATCATTCTGGGAACTTTCGACGGGCGATACAGCTAAGAGCGACGGAGAATATGAAGTAGGAGGGGGAAACTTCGACCCAATTCCTGAAAAGACGCAATGCCTCGCCGTAATCGACGAAGCAAAGTGGGATGAGAAGGAAGGTGCCCGTTTCATATCATTGCGTTGGTCTGTATTGGCACCGGATGTTTATAAAAACCGGAAGATATATCATAAGCTCTGGGTAGCTGATGCCGACCCTATGGCTAAAGACGCTGACAAGAAACGTGATAAGGCTAAATTGATGCTGGCGGCAATCGACGGTAACGCAGGCAAGAAGTTGTTTGCGTCGCCCGATGAGCCGACCGATCAAAGCCTTACTGATTGCCTTTGCCTGAAGCCCATGCAGATCATGATCATGCAGTGGGCGATTAAGGATGCAACAGGTACAGAAAAGAAGGGCAACTGGATTGGCGCGGTATCGTCCAAGGGTGGCAGTGCAACAGTTACTGCACCTTCAAAGAAACCCATTATAAACGACGACATTCCGTTCTGACGAATAAGAGCGGCGCGTGTAACAGCGCGCCGTTTTTCTGTGCGTGGCTGGGCAAGTCGCGGCTGGGCATGGCACGGCCGGGCACGGCGTGGCGAGGCAAGGCGAGGCAAGGCAAGCAAAAGGGAAAAGTTATGAAACCGTCAAACGTAAAAATCAATCGGCACACTGACATAATCAAACGGGAGGTCGTACTGTGTGGACTAAAGGACATCATGTTCGACCGTTACGCGGGAGACAACAAGACACAACTGGAGCCGCACCAAAAGCTATATTTGAAACCGGCAGAAGGGTTGCCCATTATTGGCATTCCGGCGGCGAACATCATGTCGTTCTTGTCGGCACACAACACCAATTCGGCTCCCAAGAGATTGCGGGACAAACGCCAATACAAGGACATCGCAAACGCGTGCCTAAGCTTCCTTGATATTGACGAGACATTTATTCCGTTATTGCGGAATGGCGAGCCAATTCGTTTTGGCGTGTTTAAGGAAGACCGCGATGCGGATAGCAGCGCGTACATTCATCGTTCTGTAGCGCGGCTCGACAAAGGCATCCCAAATCCAAAGGTTCGTCCGGTTATTCCAACTCCGTGGGAGATAAAGTTTCATTTGACGTTGTCACCCACGAAAGAAATCCAAGAACAAGAAATTTTAAATTTGTTTGAGGAGGGTGGTCGCGCCCTTGGATTGGGAACCTTCCGAGGCGTTTTTGGAAAATTCTACGTAAAATCTTGGGAATAGGTTTTTTTGAGGCAGGGCGCGGCAAGGCGCGGCAAGGCGCGGCTGGGCAAGGCTGGGCGCGGCGAGGCAAGGCAAGGCAAGCAAATTGTAGCTTAGGGGGCTGTCTTTCGGGGCAGCCCCACGAGGTACAATAAGTACCACACGGCGCGGCCGGGCGCGGCACGGCACGGCGCGGCGTGGCGGGGCGCGGCAAGGCGAGGCAAGGCAAGCAATTCACAGGGGAACCACATGGAACAGCGAAGCGAGAAATGGTTCAACGTCCGCAAGGGTCGCGTGACGGGGTCGTCGGTTGGGGCAATACTCGGCCACTCACCGTGGTCGTCACCAGATGACGTCATGCGCAGGATGGTTCGAGAGTGGCACGGTGCACCGTCCGAATTTGAAGGCAACATTGCCACAACATGGGGCACGTCAAACGAAAACGGTGCCATTCAAGAATATTCGATGGAAACAAACAAAACCGTCGAGAAATGCGGTTTTTTTGAATACAAAGACTGGCTTGGAGCATCGCCAGACGGTTTGATCGGATCTGACGGGCTGATTGAAGTGAAATGCCCATTTTCATACCGCAACTTGGAAAAGCCTATCCCGTTCAAGACGGCGCGGGATCAAATGCACTATTACGCGCAGATTCAGATTCAACTATTGGTGACAGATCGCAAGTGGTGCGATTTTTACCAGTGGGCTCCATCGGGTACTAGCCTTGAGCGCGTAAATCGAGACGACACTTTTCTAGATTCATCTACGCCGGTGTTGTTCGCCTTTTGGAACAAATATCTGCGCGAGCGGGAAAATGCGGAAGAATATATCGCGCCTAAACGGTCGGTGATTGATACACCACGAGCCTTGCAGCTTCTGGCGGAATACGACGACACGGTGCGGTCAATTGATGCCGCGACAGAGCGGAAGAAAGAGATAATTGACAGCTTAGTTCAGATTTCCAATGGCAAAAGCGCAAAGTTTGGTTCTCGCAATTTAACACTTGTTAAAAAAGAGGGTTCGATCAGCTACGCAAAAGCAATCAAGTCGATTGCGCCAGAAGCCAATCTAGAACCGTTTCGCGGGCTGCCAAGCGAATATTGGCTGTTGAAATAATGCTTCGTCCGTATCAGCAAGACGCACACGACGCGATCATCCAATGGGTGAAGAGGTCGCGTGCGTTTTGCATGATTGAGGCGGCTACCGGTTCCGGTAAGTCGCATATTATTGCAGCCGTGGCAAAAACAATCCACGAATACAGCAACGGCAAGCATGTTCTGTGCCTTGCACCGTCAAGCGAATTGGTCGTGCAGAATCATGAAAAGTATTTTTTAACCGGCAACCCGGCGTCGATCTTTTCGGCAAGTGCTGGCAAGGTATCGTTGCGGCATCCGGTTGTTTTTGGGACGCCACTGACAGTCAAAAACCGCATCAATAAGTTTGGCGATCAATTCGCAATGGTTGTTATTGATGAATGCCACGGAATATCGCCAACCGTAAAAAGAATCGTCGAAGCCATGCGGGAGAAAAACCAGAACCTTCGCGTGGTTGGCATGACGGCAACGCCATATCGGTTAAACAGCGGATATGTATTTGGTCAGTTCCCGGACGGAACGCCAGTTCCTGCCCACCAGACAGAAAAACCATATTTTGAAAAGTGCGTATTCAGAGTACAGGCGCGGGAATTGATCGACCAAGGGTATCTTACCAAGCCCACGATCGGCGCCATTCGTGCCGTCAGCTACCGCACGTCGCACATGGAGATAAACAGCCGGGGCCAATTTAACGCCGAGGACGTAGACACGGCCTATCACGGACATGGACGGAAAACATCGGCCATCATTGCGGATGTCGTTGCCCAATCAAAAGATCGCCGCGGCGTCATGATATTTGCAGCAACTGTGCAGCACGCAGGGGAGTGTATGGCGAGCCTGCCGCCTGGCTTGTCTGCGATTGTTACCGGCGATACTCCGCGATCCGAGCGGGCCGATATATTGTCTAGGTTCAAGGCGCATGAAATAAAATATTTGGTTAACGTTGCCGTGTTGACTACGGGTTTTGATGCCCCGCACGTTGACGTTATTGCGCTCCTGCGGGCGACAGAAAGCGTCGGGCTAATGCAACAAATCATAGGCCGGGGGTTGCGTATTAGCGACGGGAAGCAAGATTGCCTTTTGCTTGATTACGCTGAAAACTTCGAGCGGCACTGCCCGGATGACGATGTTTTTTCTCCTGTCGTGACGGCAAAGCCCGTTGCCGATAACAGCAAATACATAAAGTGCTTGTGCCCACTTTGTAACGTTGAAAACGAATTTAAAGCCCGCCCTAATCCAGACGGTTTTCAAGTTGACCGTAATGGATATTGGACAGATCTGGACGGCATGGCTATCCCAACCGAATTTGGATCAATGCCATCCCATTTCGGTCGACGGTGCCAAGGAAAGGTGCTTATGGCCGGCGACATGGTGCAATGCGGATATCGCTGGACCAGCAAAGAATGCCCGCATTGCGACGAACCAAACGACATAGCGGCGAGATATTGCGAATCTTGCAAAGGCGAGATCGTCGATCCAAACGAAAAACTACGGATTGAATTTCAGGAGATAAAGCGAGACCCGACCAATAGACAGACCGACAAGGTGCTGTCATGGACGGTGAAGCCGTCAATCAGCCGGACGGG